CAGCCACACGACGAGCAAATGTCAGATTTTCGTCGTCCATTTCCATGAGCGATATTTTTGCGCCAAGCATTCCTGAGAGTTGCTTTTCAATTTCCAACTTGTTCGGCTTTTCATCATCCATCATCATGACGGAGCTATCTTCGCCGTATGGGTCATCTGTCTTCACGGAAATTGTGCCAGTCAGTTGATTGGCTCCATGAAGAACTGGAGACACTTCATAAAGCTCCAACTCGTAAATTACGTTTGCCTGAGACTTTTGGTCATACTGTGCGCGCAGGGTTTTATATCCAATCGACCATTCTTGTTCTTCTCCAAAGAAAGCAACCATCGTGAAAGCTTCGCGGCCCTTTTCTGACTGAAGATTAAATTGAACTTTTGCAAATAATCCGCCGATTCCAGCAATCTTCATTTTTAGTGGTAGGCGTGGGTCAGACGGTGGCACCTCGTAAATTTCGAGTACTTTGCCGATTGGGTCATTCCAGTTATGGCCCCACACAACACGCGGCTTGCGGCGCTGAAGACTCTTCGTAAAAGCACCACTTGCGCAAATATCACCAACAGAGTCTTTATTGCCGATTCCAGCTACAAAGCACTCAACAATTCCTTGCATCTCATCGAGATTGACGGAGCCGGCTTTCTGTGAAGCAGAGCCAAGGGATGTCGACTTATATTCAAAGTGGTCAGTGGTCATTTAATTCGCTTTCACTAAGACTCAATAGATAATAAACGACCAGATAAATCTGCAGTGCAAGTATTGAGAATTGCTTTTCTTTTACAGAAACTATTTAGTGAAATAGTTAGAACTGAGCGAAGTTCCAGGCTCGGCGTGTCTCTTCTTCAGCAATTTCGACATGTTCTTTTGCAAGAAGATTTGCATACATTTCAATTAGCTCTTGTCTGAAGGATGAAAATCTTCGCTCTTCGTCAGAATAAACAAACGATTTAAGCATTATTTCATTGATATTAAAGGCTGTCTGCTCATTTATTTTTTTGATATTTGCAACGTGTGAATCAACAGCTCTCAAGAAATCTAGAGGCGGTATAGCTCTTGGCGACAAACCCTTTACATGCATTCTTTCACGTTTTGATTCATGCGAGTCATTGATAATCGCGGAAACAACTGGCTTTAAGTCATCTTCAAATTGCTTATTCCATGAGTCAATCGAGAGTATTGAATCGATGTCAAGCGTTCCAGCCATGAGCCCTTTTCTTGCCTTGCTTCCACCAGACTTTTCCAGTACAACTCGTTGCTGTCTTTCCAGAATTCTCTCAATTCCTCGTGAAAGTATTTCCGACCAACGCTCAATTGAAGTTTCTGTTCTGTCTTCGACAGCTGGCTCAGCTGATTTGTACTGCATCTCGCCGCTTTCTGCGGTGAGCGCTCCAGGCGGAGTTGGTGCAGCTCCAGTTTGCAATGCGGCTGCTTCTGGCGGGAGTGTACTTTGAGCAAGCTCGCCTGTTTGTGCAACCTCGGCCATTGCGCCCTGCATCGTGTTCGGGTCAAGGGGGATGTTTTCCATCGGTGGGGCCTGACCTGGCATTGGCGGCATTCCAGGAATTGGTGGCATACCGGGAGCTCCAGGCATACCTGGGGCTGCACCAGGGACCATTGCAGCGTTCTCGTCCATCTTCTTCTTTGTATTCGCAATCGGAATTAAGTTTGGATTAGCGAGGAGTGAGTCAGCAAGGTCGGACTCAACTTCTTTTCTTGAGGAACCAATTCGGTATTCGTTTCCGCTTATCAATCCAGCCTGAAACTCTGTAAGCAAATATCTATCGCGCTCTTGCTTGTACAACTGAAGAATTGGAACTTCGCTCGTATCGAAGTCGACATAGTTTTTATCGTCCAACTCATCAAGTGCTCGCGCAATCGGTTCTAGGTGCGGCAACATTGTTTCCATCCAGAAGACACGTATTTCTTCCGCAGCATTGCTGAATGTTCTTCCAGCTGCGTTTCCTATTACTGATTCCGGCACACCGAATGCAGCAAGAATTTCTTCTTTCGTAACTTGGCGCATCTGGATATACGCGGCATCGCGCGGGCTCGCTGATGTGTCAACAAAATCAACGCCATCGTCTGCTGCGATTACTGTTGTATGTCCAGTCTTGGATAGGTTGCCACGGAACCTGCTCTTTAATTCTTCTTTATCGTCTTCATCTATTTCTCCACGGACTACAAGCAAGCCGCCAGGACGGCCGTCATTAAGGAGATAGTTTCTGTTGTAGAGCTTCGCAAGATTTTCAATTTCAATAGCTACACCAGCAGCCTCGAGCGGAGTAAGTGACAGATATGGGTCAAGTGGGTGTGGACGGCGAATCCAGCAAACATCTTCTGGCTTAAGTATTACCTTTTCTCCGTAGGGCATGGCAACTTCATAGCCGGAAACAAATGTTTTCGGATGAGGGATTGGCGCCGTTGCCTGTGGTGGTAGAAGATTAAGTGCGATTATTCCGCCGTCTCTTCCGCGTATTTTCTCAATAAATGCTCCGCGCGTACCAAGAAGAAGCTGTGCAGAAAGCCTATATCTAAAGATAAAACTATTTTCCCCAACGTTGGCTCTTGTGTTTAGTAGCTCGAGCAACGTGGAGCGATTTGCTTCTTTACCAACTATTATCTCGCCCTTGTTGGAATTATCTTTTCGAAGAATCACTGGCAGTCGTGCCTGATTACCGGCAATTGCATCAATACACCTGTTTACCCAGGTGATTTTGGACATGCCCTCGCGATATGCGCGTTCAATGTCCCATGAATCTCGATATGGTTTATGTACAAGACCTGGGTTTGCCGAAATTGGTGCACCAAAGGCAATCTGCTTTGAGTCAGACGACTTGAGTGATTTATCTTTTGGAGAGTTCCAGCCCATATTTTATTTACTCAAGCCCTAATAGAAATCCGAATATTCCACAACCGATACCAGCAACAATCAAACCGACGGGCATGGCAATGAGACCAGCACCAATACTTGTTAATAGTATAAACGAAACCATGAATAAATTAGCGAAAGTACGCCTGTTGTACACTGTCTTTGCCCTGGAACTGACTTTATTAACTGCTTCTTTTAATTTGGGCATATAAGATACAGTAGCGCATAATTTACGATTGTCCGTGGACAAGAAGACGCCGAGATATTTACATGACACAAAAACCGAATTGGGCTGAAGTTCTCGAATATCTGCAACCCAAGATGCCTCCCTTCTGCCCAGAAGAGCCATCAATAAACCAAAGAGTTTTTTTAAGAACTAATTCAATAGAAGCCCTATTTGGTGGTGCAGCAGGTGGTGGAAAGTCAAGCGCTTTGCTAATGGCTGCTCTCCAGTATGTAGATGTGCCTGGGTATTCGGCCATTCTTTTCCGTAGAACTTTCGCTGACCTTTCGCTTCCCGGAGCCCTGATGGACCGCTTTAAGTCCTGGATGTCCAACTACGATGATGTGCATTGGAATGCAAATAGCTTCATCGCCACTTTCCCATCTGGCGCCCGCATTTCATTCGGGTATCTAAATAATGCCAATGACTATTTACGCTATAAAGGCTCGGAATTTCAGTTCATTGGAATGGACGAAGTAACCGAAATCCGTGAATCTGATTATCGATACCTATTCTCCCGTTTGCGTCGCCCTGCGAGCGGACCAATTTCTCAAGTGCCATTAAGAATGCGTTCAGCATCAAACCCTGCTCCCAACTGGGTTAGACAGAGATTCATTGTTGAGGGTCGTCAGGAAAACCGCATTTTCGTTCCATCTAAGTTGACCGACAACCCAGGAATTGACGCTGAATCGTACCGACAGGCCCTTGCTGCACTTGACCCCGTGGAAAGACGTCGCCTAGAAATGGGCGACTGGTGGTCGACAACGCTCGGAACTCTTTTTGAAAGAACTTCATTTATTATTATCGACCCAGAAGAAATCCCTGAAATCAAAAGTTCTGCCCGTGTTGTTAGATTTTGGGACCTTGCTGCCACCGAACCATCCCAGAGCAACCCGAATCCAGACTATACGGTCGGAACGTTGATGATGTTTGACGGCGGTGTTGCCTACATTCTGGATGTAAAACGAGCACGAGTAAAAGGTGAAAAAGTAGAGCAGCTGATTGCCCAGACAGCTCAGGAAGATGGTCTGGGAGTATCAATACGAATGGAACAAGAACCAGGTTCGTCGGGTAAAGCACTTGCCGACCAATATGCCAGGTATGTGGTTCCTGGGTACGATTTTGGGGCAATACGTTCTACTGGAGACAAAGAAACTCGCGCACGGCCATTCGCCGCCGCTGCAGCCAACGGAAATGTACGTATTATTCGTGCACCTTGGCTGACTGCATGGATGGATGAATTTTCATCTTTCCCCGAAGCCTGCGACCACGACGACCAGGTCGACTCAGCTGTCGGAGCATTTACGTTTTTAACTGGCCTGGGGTTGCCACAGAGAAAGCGTGTCTCTATACTGATTTAGTAATTACTTAAACTACTACTGAATTAAAGGGGCAATAAAATGAATGCTGTAGAAAAGATAGAGCAGATTCGCGCACTGATTACCGAACTGGATTCAGAACTTCAGTCCATTGCTGACTCTGATGTTGAGATTCCAATTGCTTGTGGAATTTTGGCAGACATCAATTTCCTTAAGCGAGACCTAACTTTTGTTTATGACGGGTACGCACACCTTGTTGGCAAAATCATGGGGTCAACTGAATCAATCAAATTGGACAACGGCGCAGAAATCGAGAAGAAATCTTCATACGACAGAAAGTCGTGGGACCACAAGGCGCTTGCTTCTGCGGTTTCGGACAAGTTGGTGAAGATGTCCATTGACATGGATACCGGCGAAGTACTGAAGTCACCACGAGAAATAGCCATGGATATGGTTACGTATTGTGCTCCGTCATATTGGCGAGTGAAAGAGTTGAACAAGATTGGAATCAATCCAGACAATTATTGCGAAGTTGGCGAACTGAAGACTAGCATTATTGTCCGTAAGCCAAAAGATTCCGAATAAATACACCACCAACAAGGGATACAAAACATCATGGAACAAAATCAAGTAAAAGACGCTTCATCAATCATGAAGGAACTGTATGCGCAGTTCCCACAAGAATCAGAACGCACAATCGTCAAGAGCGGCGTATCACTTGTTTACTTGCCAATCAGCGAAGTAATCAATCGACTAAACAAGGTTCTCGGCGTGGAGGGCTGGTCATTTGAAATTATTTCAGTTCGTCGCGACGAAATTGACCAAGACGAATTGGTAGCACACGTTGCGCTTACTGCAGAGATTGGCGACAAGCGAGTGGTTAAACATGGATTTGGTGGCTCAAACGTAAAGCGCGCTAAGAGCAATCAAAAGCCAGTTGACCTTGGAAATGACTTTAAGGGCGCGGTTTCTGATGCGTTAAAGAAGGCTGCCCAACAATTGGGAGTCGGTCTCTATCTTGCTCGCTCGGTTGACGCTATGGACGCCGAAGACGCAATTCTTCTTGATGCATCAGATGATGGTTTTGCGCGTATTCCAGAACAGGTTCCAACACCTGCGCTTTCTGAGCTTGAGGAAAAATGGAATACTTTCATCGATATCACCAAGGGGCTGAAGAAAGAACAGAAGGAAGAGTTGAACTCGTTCTGGTCAACCCACTCTGGAGGCCGACCAAAGCCGACGAAGTCAAGTGCCACAATCGAGGACTTGCAAGCACTCATCACAGAGGCATTGCGAATTCAGTTTGGTGGGCAGTATGTCACTAATTCCTGATGGTGGATTTGTCGCTCCAGAGTTTCTATCCCCATCATCACTGGGAACGTTCAGGCAGTGTCCGCAAAAATTTAAGTACAGCAAAATAGATGGTCTCCATGACCCAAGTGGCCAAGAAGCAATTCTTGGAAATTTCGTTCACGACGTACTTGAAGATTTGTACAAACTTCCGCCAGAACTTAGAACTCTTGAGCAGGCAAAAGACCTTGCTCGCAACCAATGGGCGAATAAATGGTCGGCAGAAGCTTCGTCGGTAATTCACTCAGAGAAAGAACTCAACAGATTTCGTTGGGCTGCTTGGTGGTGTATTGAGAATCTTTGGCTAATTGAGGACCCGACTACCGTTTCTCCTTTTAGTATGGAGTCTTACGTTCGCGGAGATATAGGCGGAGTAAAAATTCATGGATTCATCGACAGGCTAAGCGTTAATGGAAATAGCGCAAAAGTTAGTGACTACAAAACAGGGAAGACTCCAAAGAAAAATTATCTATCCGACAAATTTTTTCAGTTGATTGTCTACACTCAACTTTTGTCTAGCCTAGACATAGATGTTGACCAAAAGTCCGTTGAACTCCTCTATTTAAAAGACGGAGTGAAGTTTGAAAAAGATGTTTCACTGGATGACATTAAATCAACCGTTGAGTCAATTCAATCGACAAAACAGGAAATTGACAAATGTTGTAAGACCGGTGAATTTGTTGCCAATAAATCTATTCTTTGCAATTGGTGTGGCTTCAAGGGAATCTGCCCTGCGTGGAATAATTAAAAAATCAAGGAGAAGATAATGCAAGTTTTAAACGATGATTCATTTGCAAGAATGGTTGCGGAAGAGGTGAAGAATAAGCTCTCCCCAACGCATAAGCAGGTTCTTCTAGAAAAAGAAAACTGGGGAAGATGGAAAGATGCCCTTTTAGCATTGTCCGACAACCTCCAAAATCAAATCGACAATATCGAATCAGATGCCGAATCAGACAATCTTCGTTATTCCTCGCTTGGGCCAGCTGGCTCCAAGTTAAGTCGAGAAGCAATATCTTATTACGACACGAAAGCAACTCGCGTTAAGCGGTTTAAGTTTCATGTAGACAAGCGTCTTGACGAAGTCATGAACATGATTGAAACCGGCGCAGAAATACAGACCGATGGATGGGACCAGGTTGAATTTCTTCGAAGGGCAATCGTCACTCATCGCACCCTTATGCGTTCATTTGACCTTGAAGATACCGCCATCGATAGGGCTCTGTGGTCTACACTTGACAATAAGTGGCTATTCGATTCCGTCACTAGCGATAATTTGTAATAAAGCCACACTTAATGTGCCCAGCAGGGAGATTCACGCTCTAAACATGTAATAGGAGATTCGTATGCTTCGTCGTAAAAAGCCATTGAAGCGCACGCCGATAAAGCGTTCAGCAACAAAAGCAAAGCCGCGAAAAGCAATTCGCAAACGAAGCAAAAAAATGTCTGATACATATGTGGAGCGCCGAAAGCTTGTTGAGAAAGTTCTTCAAGAAAGACCGCTGTGTGAAGCATGCAAAATATTTGCTACACACGACGGAAAAATAACTTTCAATCACCATCTAAGCAGAGACCTGCATGAAGTTATTCGTCGCTCACAGGGCGGTTCGATTCTGGACGAAGAAAATATCCTGGCTGTATGCAGGCCTTGTCACGCAAGAATTAACGCCAACCCGCAGCTTGCATTCGACCTTGGTTTAGCCAAGCATGGATGGGAACGCTAGTTTTCTACAGAACCAATTCTTGGGGCAACCCTTTTGCTTCCTGCCCAGGCATCTCTGAGGGATTCCCCATCATTCGTAGTCACATCTCCGCCATTAAGAAATTGTCCGTAACCTCCAGAAACAATAACCAAATCAGCAACACCGAATAGGGCCAGCGTTATTCTCTTGCGACGCCATTTTTCTTCTACGAATATTTGTTGTATTTTTGAATCTTGCTTAAACCATTGCAAAAACCCAACACGCTGAGAGCGTCCGAGAAATTTTTTGTTTATTAAGTCACTTTCCATAACTATTGTTCCGGATGGGAAATCATCTCCGAATAATGCATAGATAAACATCATTGGTATTGCTGGACCGTTCGGATGTGGACGCGGCGCATCTTTCACTACATACCAAAGAGGAGGGGTAATCCCGATAATGTCTTCGTCTTTCCAGTTTATGAAAAGATTATTTTCTGAGTCTAGAGACCCATACCAAACCGATTCAGCGCTAGTAGGTTTATCTTTAGAAACAACAGTGGAAGGACGCTCAAACTCCTCCGTCGAGAAAGCATGAACTTCCGCCCATCTGTTGTTTAATTTGCCTGATTCCCAAAACCAAAGTTGCTTAAAAGGCATTAGGCTAGGTTAGTCGTTCCACCAATCAACCCATGGCTTTTGTGTAGCAGAAACAGCATCTTCACCAGACATACCAGTGTATGCAATCGAGATGATGACCTTTGCGTCATTCTCGTAGTCGTCCCAGTTGCCATCGACGTTGTAGACGAACATCTGGAGGAATTCGTCGGTATTCATAACCGCAGCATCTGCGAGGTACGTCCGTTCATTCCACTCTTCTTCGCTCCAATTGGAGTTTGTAGCGCGTGATTTTTCAATAGGTGATGCAGCAGTACTTCTAAGGCTCATTGCATTTCCTCCGAAACCGCCACCCTCTGTGCAGAATGCACCAATTCTTCCAGCGGCATCGTCTGGATTGCCAAGCCACATTGTTGGCTTAAGTTCTTCGTTTATGCTCTGGCTGTAGCCAAGGTCTTCAAATGCGTACAATATGTCGTTTGGGTTGTCGTAAATGCTGTGTTGAGTCTTGGAATTCTTTGCTTTATAAGCCGCAAGAGCCAAAACTCTGTCAGTTGTCTCAATGTCCAAAGTTGTCTCATCACCCTGCCAGAAACCAGCCGTGTTGCCGTAAATCGCTTGTGTGGTGAACCAGATTGATACAATCTTGACTCTGAATGGGAATGACACATTCAAAAAAGATGGGTCGCTGATTTTTACGGTCCAATCGTAGTTAACTATGGATGGTGCGATAATTCCGGACATGTTTTCTCCTTCGAGTAGTTAAACAGCTTACTACAGATATTCTTTTTTAAAAGTTTATTATTAACACTTTCAGTATTTATTACGGGTGTAATGTAGTAATCCTTAGGACCGTTATAGGTGCGAGGGCCGGGTGCACAGGGCAACGTGCGGCACCCGGTTCTTGCATGTTCAAAATTAAACAAATTAATTTTTAATTGGTTTACTAATCAGTATTTATTTTTAGTGTTACGATTTTTTCATCTAGCCAACATCTACTCTTAGCGAGAGAAAGGCAGGTGGTCAAAGGTCTAGTAGCGCGAGCTACGGCAAAACTACGCCAGACGTAAAACCACCAGCGCCAGTAGCACCCGCCGGACAGGCTAGAAGTTCGGCGGGTCTTTGCTTTTTAGGTTAATGTCTACTAAGTGAATATTCTTTCGCTCGACTTATCCCTAACGTCCACTGGTTATTGCCACAATGGCGAAACCGGAGTTATATCTGTCGACAAAACTGGACCGCATCGTTTGTGGTTGATAAAACGCAAAGTTGAAGACCTAATCATTGAATTCTCGATTGACGTTGTTGCCATGGAGGGGTATTCGTTTGCTTCCAGGAATTCTCAGGCACATTCAATTGGTGAACTTGGTGGTGTGATTCGTCTCTTGCTTTGGGAATTGGGCAGGCCAGTAGTCGTGATTCCCCCAACATGTAGAGCAAAATTTGCAACAGGAAAAGGCAATGCTTCTAAAAATGAAGTAATTTCTTCCATATCTGCAAAAACAGGACTAGTGTGGTCAAACCCTGGTGCAGATGATAAATGCGACGCTTGGATTATGGAAGAGATGGTTCTGGCTCGCCTTGGGAGTCCTAGATTTGACTGGCCAGCCACGCACGTATCTGGTCTAGAGAAAGTAGATTGGACGCTACTAAATGCCTACATTGAACAGCTTGGAGAGAAATGAGAAATAACCCAATAAGCCAAGTCGAGATTGAACAAGAGCTGCTTCGCTTGATGGACAAGCTCGAGACCGAAACTGAGCAGTTCGAAACGCTCGCAATGGATTGTGCAAAAAAAGAAGCGCTTTATAAGTCAAATTGGGCCAAGGAATATCTTTCTGCTAAAGGCTCAATCAAAGAGCGTGAAGCATGGGCTGATTACAAAATGGACCAGCAGAATTTCGAGTACAAGTGTGCCGAGGCGCTGGTGAAGTCAAAGCGTGAGTCGCTTCTGTCTATTCGTGCTTCAATGGATGCAATCCGAACACTCAATGCAAATGTCAGGACACAGGTTTAACTTATGGCTAATGGAATACATGAATCGCTTCTTTCGCTTGCGGTAGATATCGACACGCTTTTCCCGCTTGACAACAATCCGCGGCGAGGCAATGTTGAAGCAATCATGTCGTCGTATGCAGAATTTGGCCAAATCAAACCTATCGTTGTGCGCCCAAACGGAGATGGAACATCAACCGTTATTGCGGGAAATCATCAATTTGAAGCCGCAAAGCGTCTCGGGTGGGACAAGATTGCAGCAGTTGAATATGATGTGGACGACAAGCGAGCAATTGCATTCGCATTAGCAGACAACAGAACCATGGAGCTCGGATATACCGAGCCAGAATTGCTTAATGATTTTGTCTTAGAAATTAGTGATTACTACCCAGAGTTAATGGATGGACTTGGCTGGGATGAATTTGATATTGCTGAAATAGAACAAAAATCGATACGTGAAAACCACCAGGTGGTTGACAGCGGAGAATATAGGCCACCTGTAATCGTCAATCCAAATGCGTCGTTTGATAATCCAGATGATTTGGTTGATGATGAAGAAGATTCTCCAGCATCAATCCAGCCAAGACAATCTGTAGACATGAATACAGTAGAGGTAACCAAAACACGAGATGGTCAGCATCTTTCAGCAAAGGGCGGGGTAGACCAGCGCGATGCTGCTATTCGCGGTTCAACCACTGTTTCACCCTCGTCTGCTCCGCAGGCAGTTGTTCAGTACACACTTGTTTTTGATTCACCACAACAGCAATCTCGTTGGTATGACTTCATTAGGTGGTTGCGCTCTGACCCAGGTATAGATGGCTCAACAACGGCAGAAAGACTGATGAACTTCATTGATGAACACTGCGAGATTTGATAGTTAATAATGACTAGACAGCGACTCTTTTTGGATATGAGCTGTGTTGATGCAGCACGTGAACGCATTCGTCACGTATACGACACGTTCGACACCGTTTGTGTGCAGTTCTCCGGAGGAAAAGACTCAACAGCGGTTCTGTATCTTGCAAAAGAAATCCACGAAGAGCGCGGGCTTGGTCCAGTGAAGGTGATTTTTCGTGACGAAGAAATGGTTAGTCCTGCAGTAGTCAAATATGTAGAACAAGTTCGAAATTATGACTGGGTCGATATGGAGTGGTATTGCTTACCATATCCAGCAGAAGTTTGGGTTCTTGGGCACAGAATAACGACGCTGCTATGGAGTGACCAGAGACGAAAACAGGACCGTCTTGTCAGGGAGATTCCACCATGGGCAATTACTGGAAAACACTTTGGGTTGAATCACGATGTATCGCTGCCAGAGCAGACCGATTACTACACAATGCAGGGAAAGAAGGGAAACGTTGCTTTTCTAACTGGGGTTCGCGCCAGCGAATCAATGGTTCGTTACCGCTCAATTGTCCAAAAGCTTCATGAAAATTACATCGTTACGCCATACAAACTGAAGCGCGGCATACCACTAAAGTTTGCAAAAATAATTTATGACTGGAACACAAACGATGTATTTAAATTTATAATCGAGGAACACGGCGCAGATTACTGTGAATACTATGACCTAGCTGTTGCTACGGGTAGCAACACAAGAATAGGAATACCGCTACACGCCACGGCAATCAGACGGATAGGTGATGTGATTGCAACAGAGCCAGAGTTCTACGACCGTCTTTATGAATGCTTCCCATACATTGATGCTCAGCGTAGAGTGTGGCCGGAGTACGACGTAGAAAAAGTTATCGCCTCTTATGCCAAAGACGGATTTGCTGGTGCCTCGGCCTTTATTGATAAATACCTAGTTGGCTCACGCAGGCAGATGGAGGCGCGAGTCTTCGTTTCTAAGTTTCGCAAAAAACACCTAACCGACCCGCATGGTTACCCGGTTGCTTGGCTCATAAGGAACTTGATGCTTAACGAAATTGACGTAAACTCACCAACACCAGTCGGGCCAAGAACAAAAGCCCACACCATACGAACAGCGGAGCTAGAACAGGAACTTTACGGCGATGGCTATTAATATTGAATATGTAGATATGGACTTGCTCGTGGTTCCAAGTTGGCGCGCAACATATGTCCTCAGACCAGAACTTCTTATCATTTCTGGCTCACTTATGGAGTTTGGTTTCATTCAACCAATTCATGTAAGGCGCTCGTCTAATGAAATAATTGATGGTTCTGAAAGATTTCTTCTTGCAAGCAATATTGACGATATATATGAACAACTTGACGGAAAGATTCCAGTTGTTTTTCATGACGTTAACCAAATAGATGCAATGATTATGCATTTGCGCCTTAATCGTGGGCGCTCAACTGTTGTGGCTGCAAAAACATCGGAAATAATTAGAAAAGCAAAACGCTCCGGAGACTACAGAGATAGCGACTTTAATGAGTTACTTTCAATGAGAAACGAAGAGCTTTCATTAATGCTTGACGGAAGTGTCCTAAAAGCAAGGAAAATAAAAGAACATAATTACGCCAAAGCATGGGTTCCAATAGAGGCTCCATCGTCTCTTCCGGTATCGGACAAGATGGTTATTGAATCTCCGCCAAATCCTGACAGATAAAGAACATTTTTTTCTGCTATATTTTTATAGAGCTTAAGGAGCAACATGCCTGGTGTACGGTACGGCCCTGACATTTCTGATGACGCCGCATATATTCTGAATCAAATTGTCAGCCTCCAAGATGTCGAGGCTGACCTCAAGCGTCGTGGGCGAAAACTTAACGACCGTGACTCGAAGACTTTGGCACGAAACGTAAAAGCAGCTCAAACATTTTTTGGTGTAAGTGCTGCAGACATAAAGAAACGAAAATTCGGTGACATGGGAACACTGGCTCAGTATTCCATGGAGGGAATCAATCTCTCTCGCCGCAAGAGGGGGGCCAACGGTAAATGGGTTTACACAAAATCGAAGCGTGTAAAACTTGCAAAAGACAAAGATGGAATTGCGAAACGTACAGTTGCTGAAGAGCACGTAAAATACAGAGGAGCGAATCCAGGCCGCACGTTTATTAGTGCTAGCGAGGACAAGGCAATTCGCAAAAAACTTGACCCAGTTGGTGGTGGAACATACCTTGGAAGGACGAGTCCAAGAAAATTTATGGATGCGCAAAAACGCTTCTATGACCGGATGTCAAAAAAAGGCGCAGTATCTTACGGTAACCAACCGGCAAGAAAAATACGCGGTCAGGACGACCTGGATAAAGTCAATATAGCCAAGCAATATGGCAAAAGCATCCGTCCAAGAATGACAACCTCACGTCCTGGCGGAAGAAGAAAAGCGACCCCAAAGACTCCAGCTCAGTTGAAGCGTGAAAAGACGATTGCAAATGCTGGTCGACGTAGTGGGACTATGAGTACGGCCAAGAAAGCACGTGGGGCAAAAAAGCCAACGAAGCCGCGCAAACGGGCTAAGTAATTTACCTAGCTAGTAAAAATTGATTCCCAATCGCCAAGGTCTACTTCTGCGCCATCACTCGTTGTTTCGTCAATGTCATCTTCATAATAGGCTTCACCCTCTTCACCGATACTTTTCTCCATCAGCATTTGTTTAACGCTTTCAACTGGAGAAATTTCAGCCAGAATTTTTCCATCTTTTGTTTCGCCGACGATTCTCATATTGAGAGAACCCATGCACAAAACGGCAATATCCCAAACGAAGAGCACGAACTCTTCGAGTTGCTCTTCATTCTCTAGTTCTTCATTTTCCTCGAAAAAATAGTAAAGAATTTCAGATACATGGTTGATTATGTCAACAACATGTTCTTTTTGTTTTTCCTTAGGAATTCGAACAATTTTTGCTTCCTCGGCCATACCCAGAAGCTAGCACATAGTGTTGGCAAGGGGGATACGTGTTTAATGTTAAAATTTAATATCAGCAATTTATTGCATCATTTGACGAGAGGCCGAAATGCTCGCATCTATTTTTGACATCAAAACATATATGGACATCTCGCTTACTGCGAGGCAAGAAGACGCCGCGACAATGATTCTTGCCGGACTGCAGAGCGAGCTTGAGGGCTATCTAAAAAGACCGATTGAAGTTTCCGAATACACGGAAGAACATCGTCTCACTTCGTCTCACACCGGAATTCCGATGAGCACATTCCTTACAGCAAACGATAATACGTATAACTACGGTTTCGAAAGCAGTCCAAAATACGACATGACCACATGGGCTTCTCCACCCCCAGCAATTTATTTTAAAAATACACCAATATCGTCAATTACGGAAATAAAAGTAAAACCGCTATTTGGTGAAGAGCGAGTTCTTGAAGAAGAGACAGACTATGTAACTCGCCCATATGGGGTTGACTATTATTACGGATACGCAGACGATTTGGTCACAGTAACGTACGAAGCGGGATTGGACGGCTCAACAATTCCGGTGTTTAAGTTAATGATTTTGCGTGCCGCCAGCAGAGAGATGCAAAATATGCACGATGACGTAGTATCCGTTAAAGACCTAAACACGAGGAACACCGGGCCACTGGTTACTGGATTCCTTGATTCTGAACTTATGGCAGTAAGAAAATACCGCAGAGTAAGGGTTTAATGGTGGGCGGAGCTGTCCAATACAAAGTAATCATCAGAATAGATATTGATGAGGCAAAAGACAGGCTCGACAACATGCTTGACCGCATGAACGATTTCGGTCCAATTCTAAGACACGCTGGAGAAAAGCTCGAGCGCGTTTACTCTGAAAACTTTACGACCATGGGAGCAATGTCCGCAAAAGCAATGCTTCGCGGTGCCTGGCCACCGCTTGACCCACAGTACGCAGCATGGAAAGCAATGAGATATCCAGGCGCCCCACCATTGGTGCAGACCGGAGAATTGTTTCGCAGCGTATCCAACTTAACCAAAGGTCCAGTAAATTCAATAAGTGACCACGAAGCAGTATTTGGTGTTGTTGGAAAAATTCCAAAGTTCCATCAATACGGAACTGAAAACATGCCAGCTAGAAAAATAATTTTTGTTCCCAAAGATTTTGACAGAGATATGGGTAAAGCTGTCGCTCGCTATGTCACCGAGGGAAGCAAAATTATATGAGCGATTTAATGAATGGCGTTCACTTTGCAAAAGAATATGTAAATTCATATCTCCAGCAAGACATACCGATAAGACTGGTTAGGTACAGAAACGGCTGGAACCTTCACTCCGGACAACTCCCTGACCCAGAGGACTACCTGGCCCATGAGCCATTGGCCATAGACCATTGGCCTTCGATAATTACCGTCGCTCTATCTACTGGACAAATGGAAAGAATTGGTTTTGCCGGGCCAGACCCCCTGTATCGAGTCTCGTACAACATGAGGACTTACGTTTGGGTTAGAACCGAAGGAACTGCAGAGACGACATTAATGCGAGATAGATTAACAACTGTTGTTCGTTCTGCACTTTTGGACTACCCATGCTTAAAAGCATATGATTCAAGGACTTCTTTCAGGGCACTAATTGACGAATCAACCTTTCGTGAAGAGTTTTCGGACATTACCCTACTCAAGGGTGACCGGTTTATGGCTGGTGCATATATTGGTTATACATTAGAAATTGATGAAGTTGTGACGAGACTTGACATCGGAACCATGGACGAACTTCGTTTGGTCGTTAAATCTGTCTCTTCTGATGGCGCACTTCCATCAATGCTGGACGATGAGAATCAATCGGCAAGCGTTTCGCTTGGTTAGTATCGCTCCAGTATGTTTGGATTTTTCAATTTTAAGTTAAATAGATAGTTGCATAAAATAAACACTCCCTATCTGTACAATTGAAATCAACATACGGGATTCAACCCCAATACCGAATTAGGAAGGTCCTATGCCTGGTGTAGTGATTTCAACTTCAGTAAGAACCGGCCCGTCAACGGCAACGGTTCGGCAGTCTTCGCAGCTCTTCATTGTTGGCCTCGCGGAGCGTGGACCATCAACAGAGGCGGTGCTTGTAGAGAGCATCGCAGAATTCGAAGATGTTTTTGGCCCATACAAGTCAGACTCATACCTTCACCCATTGGTCGAGTGCTTCTTTGAAGAAGGCGGCACGCGCGCATATGTTGCTCGTGCAGTTGGTGCTTCGGCAACAGTTGGTGAATTGACACTTCAGTCTGGCGGCGATGACGCAATGACAATCACGGCAAATGGTGCTGGCGATTGGTCATCAGACATTGAAGTTCAAGTAGAACACCCATCGGGTTCAACATTCAAAGTTAACTTGTTCTTTGAAGATAGTCTTGTCTACACAACTGGAACAGTTTCATCCGTTCCGCAGGCTGTAGGTAGAATCAATTTGAGCGCAGTCGCATCGCGCTACGTTGTTGCTTCAGTTGATGACGAAACACTTATCCCAGCCGTTCTTGCAGCCACAGCTCTTTCAGCTGGTGATGCAAATCAATCATCAGTAACGGATTCCACATATACAAGTGCTCTTGAGCTGTTTAATGACGCACTTGGAACAGGTGCTGTTGCATGTGCTGATTCTTACTCGAACACAATTAGCGCAAACCTGGTTACACATGCAAATGCGTACAGCAGAATCGCTCTTCTGTACCCAGCAGAAAATGCAACTGCCGCAAACGCAAAGACACTTGCAACAACTATCCAAGCAGCAGACCATGCAGAACATGCAGCCGTTTACCATCCTTGGGTGCAAGTTCCCACAACGGTTGCCGGTGTTACTCGTTTCATTCCGCCAGTTGGATATGTTGCTGGTAAGCGTGCAGCTGCACACAACCAAACAGGTCCACATCTACCAGCCGCTGGTTTGATTTCTTCCGCACGATTCGTGAGCGGATTGAAGACAGACATCAACAAGACAGTTGGCGATGACCTAGATGAGTACTCAGTAAATGCACTCAGAATTATCCAGAACACGGTTCGTATCTATGGTGCGCGCTCATGTTCATCAGACACAGACAACTTCCGCTACATCACGCAGCAAGATGTTGTCAACTCAATCGTGTCAGAGTGCTACAGAAGCCTTGAGGACCTAGTGTTCAGCCCAATTGATGGCAGAAACACAATCTTCGCAAACGTCGAGGCTCGCCTCGTTGTAATTCTTGCAGCAATGCGCGACCTTGGTGCTCTTTACCCAGCGTTCGACGTAAATGGCAAGCAACTCGACAACGGTTACACCGTGAAGTGCGATACATCGATTAACCCAGCGTCACAACTTCAGACAGGTCTCGTCAAGGCGAGAGTCGGTTTGCGAGTAAGCAGCGTTGGTGACCAAATCGAAATCGATATCGTCAAGTCCAACCTAACCGCGTCAGTGGTATAACGGAGGAATAAACAATGGCCAAAATAGCACAGCGTCAAGTACTTGCGGAAATTTTCCCAAGCAACTTCGCCAACAACGCCAAGCAGCAGACAAACGTTCAGACGAACCTGCCTAAGTGGACAGGATTCAAGTTTGCTCAGGTGTCGGGTGGCGAAATCACAGCCTCTGTAGAAAAAATCTACGAGGGTGGAAAGTCTCGCCCAACAGTTCTGTGTGCTCCTTCTGAAATAGGTGACATCACCTTGACAGCCCACTACGACGACGATAACGTCGCAGCCGATACGGCTGCAGGTATTGCGGCAAAGATTCAGACGCTGCGCAAGTATGTCGGTGTTGCTTACTACAACATTACGGTATCTACTTACGACTGCGACATCAAGGACCCAACAAACGACCGCTACTACTACGATGCGCTGTTGGTTGGTATTACGGAGCCAGAGGGCGACTCGTCCTCGGGTGCTCCAGCTACCTTTGCTTTGACTTTCGCAATCTCAGACGTAACGTCAACATCTCGCTAAATTTGCTAGTTGCGCCACGAGGCGCACTGGTGTGATAGTTTCTCATACATGAGCGACAACACACTTTACACATCAGACGAAAACGAGCCAGCACGCAAGAAGGCAACAAAGGATGCTCAGTCATCCGGCCTTGTGCAGACCAAGGAAGAGTCACAACTAGAGCGTCTTCGCGCTGTGGTGAAGAAGAAGGTTGAACGTTCCTACGTTCTTATCCCTGTTCCGGAACGACCTGGCGTGAGCATCAAAGTGAGCCCAAATATCACGCAAAGCCAAATGAAGAATTGGCGCAAAAATGCAGGTGAAGATTCGCGCAACGGTCTCGATGCAACAAAGTTTGCTTGCTTGGTTATCGGTCACACCGCAACCGGAATCTTTATTGACGACGAAGAGGTGTTTGACGAAAATGGCAATTTCTTGAATTTCGCACATCCGATAATTCTCGAAATGACAGAGGCAGCACGCCCTGTTCCAGACGCAGTTCGTGCGATGTTTGGCGTTGACCCACACGTGGAGTCTGCAGCACTTGCAATTCTTGATGCCGCTGGATATTCGGATACGGTCGCAGCAGTGGACCCTACGAAGGAGTCTTCAGCGAATTAGTTGAAGATTCCGCAATAAAGTCAGCAGCTCGACTCGGTGAGCTGTTCCACACAAATCCGCTAGACCTATTGGCTGTAGAGGATGTTGACTGGTTGATGCTTTTGGCCTGTGCTAAAGTTATATCTAACGACCGCGAAGAGCAAGAGCGTAAGTCGAAGACTCAGAGGTAGTACGGGAAACCCCAGAAACCCCATAGCTCGGCAGTTCCTTACACTCACGTGACTTAAAACTCACCTGGAGCAGTAATGGCCGACGAGACAGTCAATATAAAAATAAAGATTGATGCGAAGACTCGTGAACTTCGCAAGGTCATGGCTGAGCTTGGCGCGCTCAAGAAGATGGAGCGCCGTTTTGCTAGCGGTAGAACCATTGAAAACTACGCCCAATCCACCACCCGAAGTATTTCAGGTATGGCGTCAAAGTGGAAACGCAGTTTCGATGAAATAGATGCTGCTACCAAGATGACTGGAAAGTTTCTTGGTGGCTTCTTGAAGCTCGCCATTAAGAGCGTAATTATAGAAATGGCGCTACTTTCAGCAACAATGATTGGAGTTCACGCACTCTTCAAGGCTGGTCAATTCTTGGTCAAGGCGTACCAAGGAGCTATGCAGTTTTTAGCTGGTGGGGCTGCCGCAGCTGCGATGGCAATAGGAACAGTTGCTGCAGCAATACGTGAGCAGCAGGCAGCAATGTTTGCATATAGAGGAAAGGGAGCAAAAGAGTTCGGTTCATCCATGAATCAAACGAGAATGGCAATGCGAAACCTTCAATCAGATGTTTCGCTTGCAGGACTTGGTGTCGATTCGCTGAACAAGGCATTTGGCGTTATGTCTAAGACCATGAATATGGCGCAGATAAATGCGAGCAATAAAACAATCCGAGCTTTGATGGATTTTGGTTCAGCAGGACAGGACCCAGCAAAAGCTGTTGAACAAGTTGCCGCAGTAGTCGCTGCTCTCTCTGACCAGAAAAAGGGAATCGGCGAGGTAATGGCCGAAGCAAAAAAACTCGGTCCAGAAATGCAAAAAGCACTGAAAGATGCGAATATTAAAACGAAAGACCAGTTTAAAGAGCTTTTATTTTCTGGAAAGCTTGCTGAAAAAGGAGGTGTTGCTGGACAGTTTGAAGCAGTAAACAACACACTCATCGGACAACTTAAAGCATATTTCGGAGTAATCCGTAGCGAATTTGCAGACTTCGGCGACCAGTTCCTTGAGCCAACCAAAAAAGCATTTGAAGAAGTATTTGGGATTATACGAAGAGACCTTGCTCGAGCAAGCGCAGCAATTGCCGGAGGTCCTGGATTCGATTCATTTACCGGTGGTTTTGTAACGGCAATAGACAAGCTGTCCAACTGGATGGTCACGATGTTGCGGGAGTATTTACCAAAAGCACAAGGAATGTTTGAAAGAATGGGCAATTGGTTTTCTAACTTCCGCCGTGGTTGGAACTTGCTTCTCGATAAGCTACGACCTCTCATAGATGGCGCTAGAGTTTTGTACAAAGCGTGGGACCCAATCTGGGAAGCCATTAAGCGTGGCGCAGACAACCTTACTCTTTTCAGAGAATTGCTTATCAAGAATGAAGACAGTGTTGCCGAATTTGGGCAGCGCATAGGCGACTTGATTGACAGCTTGGCTAAATATTTCATGAACATGAAAAAAATGTTTGCTGACATGGCTCCTTTTATAAACGACCTTCTCGCCGGAGTAAAAATGATGTTCGACCTTTTGTCGAAAATGCAAACTCTCGGTGCTGGAAATGGTCTTGCGTCCGCCCTTGCGCCTCTATTTGGTTTTGCTATAGCGGCACGAGGAATGAAGAGCGTTAAGGGCATGATGATGCCTGGCGTCGGCGCAATGAGTACCCAGCAAATGAACGTAACAGCAGGAACAGTAAATGTTGGAAGTGCTGCACTTACAGGACCAACTGGCCCTTCGGAAATGTCAA